AATAACTATGATATTACTGGTTGGGTACAAAAGCCTGGAGATCCACATAGCATTGTAGATCCAAAAGATCCTAGTAGATTCTTACCTAAGCCAGATACATATACCTGGACTCCAGGTTAAAGTAACGGCATCTGGCTTACTTTAGTAGCTTCTATATTGTCGTTGATTACTGCGTAGATTGCTTCGCGATCTTCAAAGCTATAGATTGTTAATAGATCATTTACAGTAACGCCGCCCCGCATGTACCAACTGATCCTAAATAAATCTTCTTTAAATCGCTTTACTTCTTTTTCCAGCCCAACTAACTTGTCTTGTATTTCCTGGACGGACAACTTAATTAGGCTTTCCCGAAAAAATTACTTTGATCCAGCTCGATGAATATGCCAGTTTCAGTACCACAGGTGTCACACTTTACTGGATAAGTTGGACTTTTCCATAGCTCACGATTTTTTTCAATGTGATCTTTAATAGCATCAAACACACTCTTATCACAGTTGCTTAACCATTCGTGTATAAATGCAATATCAGTGACTACAGTGTTTGGAAGTTCAACACTTTCAACGCTGGCTTTGTACAACTCACTTTGAATTACTGATAGTTCTTGGAACAATTCGTTAATACGCAGTTGTTGTTCTGCTTGATCTTCAATTTGTTCTGTTTGTTGTAAACGTTGTTGTAGTCTAAAATTCTTAAGATTAAATTCAGTACTTTCTTTATAAGTCAATGGTTTAGTTTTAATAATCATGTCTGGTAATTCAACAACATTACTATAGACAAATTTATTAAAATGTTCAACAATTCTTCCAAGATCTAAATCGTATTCGTTTTCAGTACCACACTTGGAGCATGTGTGTAAAACAGCCATTTCGTTACCAAATGTAGCAATACGTATGGCGGCAAATACCATGTTAAGGTCAATAATACTCATTGACCAAGCATCTTTAATACTAGGGCAACAGCTTTCAATAACTTTAACTGTGCTTTCTCCAGTTAACAATGCATCTGGAGTTTTAAGTATAATTTCATCCATGCCTGTCATACCATAAACGGGCATGTTTGTAGCATCACCTTGAAACGTGCCTGGCTTATTGTATAAGCCTTGACTAGGTAATCTGATGTAAACTTTAGGTTGTCTAAAGAATTGCTGTAAAGGGTTTTGTGCCATATTTGGCTCCTGATAAATATACTATGTAGTATTTATATACGCATATTTTATCAGGAATTTTTCATGGCTGAGCTAACACAGATTATTGACGCAATTAAAGAAGGCTACAAGCAAGTATCTGGAGCAACCGGAAATTCTGCTGCGCCAGCAGGTGGCGGAGCGGCACCGTCAACGGGATATTTGACTAATTTTAAAGATCAGCTAGGAAAAGTTACTGAAGCTGGAGTACCACTTGTTGTTGGTTTCAATAGATTAACACAAGGTTCAGATGCAGCTAGTACAGGTCTTGGTTTATTAAGCAAAGCGGCTGGTACTGTTGGATTAGAAGGGCTTGGCGCAAACATACAAAAGTTTGGTGGCGCAATTCTCGAACAAAAGACTAATATGGATAAAGCCAGTGCCGAGTTAGGTATTGGCGCAAATAATATTGGTAAGTTTGTAAGAATGTCAGGCGAAGCTGGCTTGACAACTCAACAGTTTACAGAAGCCATACAAAAGTCTAATGGCATGTTGTCAGGATTGTCTGGCAATGCACAACGTAGCGCAGAAGTATTTTCTAAAGTAAGTAAACAAATTCAAGAAAGCCCAATGGGCGAACAATTGAATGCCATGGGCATCACTGCACAAGAGATGGCAACTTACACAGCTCTTAGTATGGCTAACCAAACTAAGAAAGACATGACTACTGAAAAGAGTCAGAAAGAAGCTGCCGCTGCCGCAATGGAACTAGCACAAGAGTTAGATGCAACTAGTAAGATATCAGGACAAAGTCGTGAGGCATTAGCAAAAACATTACAAGAAGAAGAAAAGAAACCTAACGTTATCTTGATGGAAATGCAAATGTCCAACGAGCAACGTGAAGGTTATCAAAAACTTAAACGAGAAATGGCTGGCTTTGGACCTAGCTTCCAAAGTTTGTCAGCAGAAATTGCTTCAGGTGGTGTAAGAACTAAAGAAGGTCTTGCACAAATGGCTGCGTTAGGACCAGCAGGCACTGAGTTTGAAAAAGCCACCAAGATGATGACTAATGCACACACTGATGCAGAAAAAGCTGCTGCTCAGCAAGCATTAGAACGTGCTCAGGCCGCAATTAATCAGCGTATGGCCAGCAAAGAATATAACGACATGATGCAATATGGTACAGCTGAACAAAAAGCTGCAATTGCTGCACAAGTCGGTGATGGTAAAAATTTATTAGCTTCACAAAAAGCTGCTCAAGATGCCAATGGTGACTATGCAAAGGCATTACAAAAACAAAAAGACGAAGCTAAGGCAGAACAAAAAGGCGAAAAAATTGATGACAAAGGTAATGTTGTCAAAGATGAAAAAGGAAATGCTGTTAAAGACGAAGGTGTTAAAACAGCAGAACTATTAAACAAAGCTAATCATCAAGCCGCTATACAAGCAGGCGGACTCGCACAAAAGTTTGAAGAAGTTAATAAAGAACTTGGTGCTAATTCTACATTTAGAAAAGCAATTGGTATGGCTGGCAATGCTGGCACTATGGAAGAAGCCAAGAAAGGTGCAGACAGAGCACCAGCTGAAATAGGTACAGCAATTAACAATGCCATCAATGGCAAGAATGCTTCCACAGCGCCAGCAGAAACACCTAAAACAGGCATGTCTGGTGGACAGATTGAAAAAGCGACTCCTAAAGCGGATGGCGGCATTGTACCAGGTACAGACAAAGGTACTACTCTTACTGTTGGAGAAAAAGGAAAACCAGAAGCTATCATTCCGTTGGATCAGGCTAAAGGTACTGGAGTACCAAGTGCTGTTGGGGCAGCGACTGGCACTGATGCAGGTGCCGGCAAAGGTAAAGGCGAATTAGAGATGGTCTTAACAGACTATCAAAAGACTGTATTAAAGTATGCTGCTACTGAAGGAGAAATGAAAAAAGTTCAATTGGATAATGAAAAAAATATTATCCGAGGAACTGAAGCACAGATAGCAGAATCTAAACAACGTATTGCTAATATACAAAAAGATGCTGAAGGTAGAGAATTAACACAGCGTGAACAAAATCGTATAGCTAAAATTAACGATGAAATAAAAGGCTTTGAACAAGAAAAAGCTACTCATAAAGAAGCACTAGCTGTATTTGAAAATATTGACAAGTTAAAAGCTCAGACATCAACAGATGCTAAGAAAGCAGAAGTAGCAGAAGTTACTAAAGCAGAAGAACATAAGAAAACCATAACAGCTGCTCAATCATTATTTGCACAACAATCAATGATTGGTCTTTCAGAAGGCCAAAAGAAGATGTTTAATGATTTTTACGGCATGAGCAAAGACGATACTGAAAAGAAAAAAGCATCTTTAGAAGAAGAAAGAGCTGCCGCACAGGCAGCAAATAGAGCTGCCGCACAAGCTAGAGATGCTTTAGAAGATAAAGCTGAATTAGAAGGACGTAAATTAACTGAAGCAGAACAAGCTCAACGTGCTGCATTGACTAAAGAGATGAATTCTTCTGCTGACCGTGTTCAAGCGGCCGACAATGCAAAGAAAGCATTAGAAAAAGCAAGTCAAGCTACAGAAGCTGACGCACAGTATAATGCTCAAAGAACAGAAGTAGCAAAAGAAGCCGCTAAACAAGCTACAGAAATTTCTAAAGTTAATGCTAAGGAACAAGAAGCTGTACAAAAAGAAGCTGTTAAAAAAGCTACAGACAATGTAAAAGAAACATTAACAGTAAATGGCAAAGTAACTGATCCAAATAGTCCAGAAGGCAAAGCTGCATTAGCTAAGATTGAAGAAGCTAAGAAGACAATGTCTAAAGTAATAGGCGATGTAATTCCCGCAAACATGCCAAACCCTAGTAAGATTGCAGATCCTAGTAAGATTGCAGATACTGGCAAGTCAGCAGTCGCTGATATAAAAGCTCAACTAGAAGCTAAGACTAAAGATATTAAACCTGAATCAGTTACTGAAAAATTTAACAAGATGGCAGGTAGTTTTGGTAATATCGGAGGTAGTGTCGGAGGATATGACCCATTTCATCCTACTATTGTTAATGCCAAAGCCGCAGAAGAACAAAAAGCTAAGATTGCAGAACAAAAAGCAGCCGCAGCCAAGACTAGCGATGCTACTAAACCTACTCCAAAAGCAGAAGAACACAAAGACGACAAGAAAGAAGAAGCTAAAAAAGCTGAAAAGAAAGAAGAAGCTAAACCTGCAAGTAAAGATGCAACCATGAATGATCTAAAAGAACAGCTAGTCCAGTTAAATAAGCATATGACTCAATTGATCAATCATAGCGAAACAACTGCTGATGCTGCAAGTAAGACCGCTAGACAGGCTTCTAAAGCTCCTGGTAGCAGAATGTAAGGATAAAACACATGTCTTGGAAAAAGTATTTCTCACCTGTGCCGGTAAATGGCTCAAACTTAGGGCCTGTTAGCGGATTAAACAGTGGAAATCGTCCAGGTCCTGCACGTACAAACTATAGTAGTTACTTGCCAGATGTATATACTGGTAGTCCAAATCGTGTTGAACGTTATCAACAGTATGAAGTTATGGATAGCGATCCTGAAGTTAACGCGGCTTTAGACATTTTAGCAGAGTTTTGTACACAAAAGTTAAAAGATGGCAAGAGTCCTTTCACTATTAAGTGGAGAAACAAAGGAACTAACAGCGAAGTTAAGATCCTAAGTGAATATCTACAGCAATGGAACAAGCTACAAAAGTTTGATACACGTATTTTCCGTATAGTTCGTAATACATTCAAGTATGGCGACAGCTTTTTTATTCGTGATCCAGAGAATCAAAAGTGGAATTACATTGATCCTAGTAACTTAATCAAAGTTATTGTAAACGAATCAGAAGGTAAAAAGCCAGAACAGTATGTGTTAAAAGATCTAGCACCTAACTTTGAACATTTAGTTGCTACACAAATTACTCCTAACATGAATCCACGTAACAGTGGAGCAGGAGGTCCAGGACCTGCTAGTAGTTTTGTTAGTGGAAACACTTCAAGCAAAGGCGGAAACAGTGGCGGAAGTGGAAATCGCTTTGGTATTAACTTTAAAGAAAACGCTATTGACGCCGAACACATGGTTCATTTAAGTTTATCAGAAGGATTAGATCAAAATTATCCATTTGGTAATAGTTTATTAGAGAATGTTTATAAAGTTTACAAACAAAAAGAACTTTTAGAAGATGCAATCTTAATTTATCGTATACAACGTGCTCCAGAGCGCCGTGTATTCCATATTGACGTAGGTAATATGCCTAGTCATTTGGCCATGGCATT